TTGTGTTTCCAACAACTACCAATTGTGCATCGGTTACATATCTTTTGTCTGTGCTACTTGCGATGTCCGCTGTGGTTGCATCTGCTCCAGCAGTTACCAAACCTTTGGCATCGTATGTGATCTTCGTTTTGGTTGCTCCTGTAATGGCAGAATTCTCATCAACCTTGCCATCCAATGCAGTTTGCAAATCGGTTTGGTTTGACAAAGTGCCTGTGACACCACCCCAAGCAACTGCCGAACTGATAGAAATGTTTCCGCTTCCAAGTACTGATGTTCCGTTTACGGTCTTGATATTTGTTCCGCTTACAAGTGTATCTTGTTTGGCGTTCAATGCTGATTGAGTTGCACTTGAAACGGGCTTGTTTGCATCGCTTGTGTTGTCAACATTATTCAACGCCAATGCAGTTTTCAACGCTGATGGTGTGATTTTCTTTGTCTCCGCTGCCGATGTATCAACAATAGGAAACAAATCGGATGCGTTGTCTACCGTGACAATGGTCGCTAATTGGGATATTTTTTGATCTGCCATTATAGTAAGATTTTATCACCACTTTCAAGAAGGCAGAAATCGCCATTTTCCAAAAGCAGATAGATGATTTGTGTGGGTTGTTCAATCTCGTAAATCTTTTCATTCAAAGTCACCTCGTAGTAATTGCGAGTAACATCAAATTCAACTTTCAAGATTCCACTTTCTACCAATTCGTTCGCCAATGCTGGAGACAAATTGGTTGATGATGTTTGTGCGTAAACTTGATATTCAAATTCTCCAGCATCAAGAGTGAAGGTGCTACCCTCAACAACTGCAAATTGGTTGTATCTCTCAGGGTGAATTGAAATGTCCGACAAGATCACCGTTGTGAGTTCATTGCTCAAACGATGTGTGAAGGCAAACAGAAAATATGGATTGGCAATCGTGACTTTTTCGGTCAGCGTTAAATACCAATTCTTTGACTGTGCTTTATCAATTACCAACATCTCTACAAAATAGCGAGAGTAAAAATATGTAACAAAAAAAGGGAGAGCATATTGCCCTCCCCATTTGACCTATGAAACAAGAATCAATTAGATACCTAAAGCGGTAACAACTGAACTTTGCAATTTGTAAGGTGCTTCCGCTTCGATAGCAGAAAGAGTAACTTCATAACCGTTGGAATCTCCCATAGCAGTACCGGTGTTTGCAACCATTGCAGTCACATCACATCCGTACTCCTTACCAACCAACCAATACTCATCGTTGTTGTTCTTAACGATGCAATAGCAACGACCTTGAGCAAGGAGCTTCATTTCGTTACGCTTGGTGGTTGACAATCTGCGAAGTTTGAAAACAACATCCGATTGATTGAATGATGTTCCGTTCTCAACAGATACGTTGGTGGTGATGGTCAATGATCCAGTACCTTTCGGCAACTCGTAATCGTAAACATCACCACTTGCAACGGTTGTGGCAGTTACTTCACCACTTGCAACGGTGAACTTTGAATCAACCCAAGTGATAAGGTGGATTGATTTGATACCTCCAACTGCATCTTTGCAGTCAAGAGTGAATCCTTGTGTGAGTAAACAAGCCATCAGTTAAAAAGATTAAAGGGTGAAGTAAACGATTTCTCCGGGGAATGCAACTTGCACACCAGCCTTGAAAGTGAAACGAACTCTTACCTCGTCTGCGTCTTCGGAATACCACAGCTTTACGATTTCTTGTTCGTCAATCAAGTCCGTTCCCATAAAGAAGTTGCTCAAAGAACCAGCGTGAATTTTGTTAGTTCCGTTCAAACCACCAACACCAATTACTTTCATATTTGTACCTGGGTAGATCATCTCCATTGAAGTGGCAGCGTCAGCAACATAGTGGAACAAGTTAGCGTTCTTCAAGTTAACCAACATCAACTTGTAAACATCAATACCAACGAAACAAACCAAGTCATTCTTTTCAGCAACGGCAGCAGGGATGTTAGCGTAGATTTGATCCAAGATATCATCAACATTCGCAGCGGTGATTGAAGTGAAGGTAGTTGGAGCAGCGTTCGCCAATACTGGAGAAGCGGCAGCAACGATTTTGGTGAATCCGTCAAAACGATTCAAGTTAGGGTTACCTGAAGCGGTATCACCTTGCCACATTGCAACTTCCAAAGTTTGTGCAATAACGGCAGCCTTTTCAGCACCGATTTGCTCTTCAAAAGGAATCATTGTTGGTGAACCGGGCATAATTTGAGTTTGCATCCACTTTGCTTCCAATGTCTTTGGGCAAAGAGTTTCTTCAACTTTTACAGCACCAACGGTGATGTTACGCTGAGTGAAGGCAGTTGTACCACTTGGGTTGTAACCACAGCCATCGGCTTGGAAGAAAACGGTTGAAGCAAGGATGTTCAAAGCAGATGCAGATTTTACACCTACCTGAACTTGGTTAGAAGATTGCAACAAGGTTGCAGTTTTGCTCCCGAAAAGAGCCTTCACCAACAAATCAGTTGATTGTTCGTTGGTGTAATTAGCGAGTGATCCTACAGAGAATGACATAGTTTTATTTGTTTATTGCGTTTTTGAATTTTTTAAGTGCTTCAAACTGATCGTTCTTTTTGTTTGAAACGGGGGTTTTGATTGGGGTTTCGCTTGGTAAGTCAGCAACTTTCTCAATCAAGTCAATTGCTTTGCTCATTGCTTCCTTGTGCTGGGTGTTAGATGCAGACAAAGCCACAACTTTTGCAGACAATTCTGCGATTGCACTTTCCAACTTGCTCACAACATCATTGAAATGAGATACGGTTGCAAACTCTTCTTTGGCTTCAACTTCGATTTCAATTTCGGGTTCAACGATTTCAGTAACGATACCGTCAACAGTTGTCACCAACAAACCACCTTCAACTTCGTGAGTTGCATCAGGTGCTGGAATTGAACCTTCAGCAGTTTGAACGAAGATGGCAGTTCCTACAACCAATTCACCTTCCCATTCAACGATTGTTCCATCAGTCAAGGTGGCAGTTGCCATCTCAACTTTGATTTCTTCTTCGGAGAATCCCAACATCGTGCGGATTTCCTTGAGTGTTTCTTTTGCGTTCATTTTGATATAAATTAGATTTTGTTTTTACTTGTTGCAATTTTACTTTCCATTCCACTTGGAGAGAATCTCTTTCATCTGCTCAATCAGTTGTTCTTCTTTGTCTTCAGGGAAATCAAAAACACCCTCTACCGAGAATCCTTTGAACTCACCTGATTTCACTTTTGCCCACACATCATCGTTGTCAATGAGATAAGAGACAAACCAAGAACCATCGGCAACTTCTTCAAATCCCTTTGGTGGCATCACACCTCTTTCACGATCTATGATGTATGATTCAAACAAGCTCACGCCATTCATTATGGGTGTCTTGTGGTGTGCGTTCACGGAGTTGTATTGGTTTGACCTCGCCCATTTCTTCGCAATCTTGAAGATGGATTCCTTGTCAAACACCACATAGTACTCACCACGAATGTCATCTCTGCGATAGATGGGTAAATCGGCAATCATCGCAGCACCAGTCACGATTCTTTTCTCCTCATCTTGGATGGCAAATTTGATAGGCGTTTCGCTGAATGCTAAAAAGTCCTTTTGAATGGCTGCGTTTTCAACGAGAGAAACAAAGTCAATGCCTGTTTCCTCATCAAATTCGTTGATGTCTAATTTGTAAACTGGAAGTTTCATCTTATTCAAATAGCGTTATTGTGTAACAGATACCTTTTTCAACGATGCAACCCGACCTTGTGTGCGTGAGATGTCACCTTCGGTCACATAAACTCGCTGTTCAAATCCGCTTACTTGTGGCAATGTGGATGAGATTTGTGGTGCTGCCATTTGTGGCATACCTCCTCCGCTTGATTGCATTCCAGTTGGTGCGGATGGCTGACCACCTTTGAGGATGTCTCTCGCTTTCTTTGCATTGGTCAAAATCATTGCAGCCAATCCGATATATTTGGCAGCACCAGCAAGACCACCGGTGGCGATGTTGTCGGGAGATGGTTTCTGCGTGACATTCAATGCACCTGATATTGCCATTGCCGTATCCGCTGCAATTACTGACAAAGCAATTGCCTTGCCCGTTTTGGTTTGCTCTCCCGCCAATGCTGCGATTGAATTCGCCAAATCTATTGATGCTTTGTAAAGGTTCTCTTTTGCGTTTTGTACGGCTTCTTCATTTTTGATTTTGTCTGCTGCAGCCTTGTCGCTGATTTCTTTTTCTTTTGCTGCCGTATCTTCAGCAAGTTTTACCGCTGCTTCTGCGTTCTTTTTTTGGAGTTCTTGTTCTTTTTTATCAAGTTCCAAAGTCGCCAACATTTGAGCATCTGCATATTTTTGGTCAATCAATGCGAGTGCTTCAGCGTTGCCGACATTGGCCATTTGTTCTTGAATGTGAGATTCTTTCAGTGCTGAAAGTTTGTTTTCATATTCAACTTGCAACCTCTCACCTTCATCCTCAACTTGTGCCAATCGTAATTCTCTTGCAGTTTCGTTTGCAGAAAGTTCCGCAGATATTAATTGATCTTGCCCTTTGACTCTCTCTGCTTCTAACTTTGCTTGTCTGTCTTTTTCATCTTGAATCTGTTTGTCCCTTTCGGCTTTCCTTTTGTTCCCAGCCTCTGTGTTTGCATCCGCTTGTGCTTGTGCTTGTTCTTTTTGAAAGTTCTGTTCTTCAATTTTCAAAACTGCCAAAGCGTTTTTGGTATCAAGAATAATCTTGCCCCACTCTTTTTCCGTGTTCTTCCCGTAGTTTGCACGAGCTTGTGCAAGGTCATTCTCTAACTTTTGTCGTTGCTTGTTGAATACAC